TCACTCCGTAATTGTTCCTTTAAGAATCCATGTCTGACCGACATCCACTTTTACATTCACCGTATCGCCCACTGATATATTTTCAGGTTTGGGGAAAATAATCATTTTGTTTCCGGAAGTACGGCCAAACCAATTTTCAGCATTTTGTTTTGTCGGTCCCTCTGCAATGACCTTATACGTTTTTCCTGCCATTTGTTGATTAAGTTCTAAACTGATTTCATTTTGTATATCCATCAATTCCTGCAATCGTCTATGTTTGGTCTCATCATCTATCTGATTTTCCATCCTTGCCGCCGGTGTTCCTCTTCTGGGCGAATAAATAAAAGTATAGGCCGAATCAAAACGCACCTCTTTTAATAACGCCAACGTTTCCCGGTGCATATCTTCCGTTTCCCCGGGAAATCCTGTAATCAAATCTGTAGTCACTACCACATCATTTATTTTCTCTCTTACATAGGCCAACAATTCTTTAAAATGCTCTACCGTATATCCCCTGTTCATTTGCCTAAGCATTTCATTAGAGCCATGCTGTACGGGAAGATGCATATGATGAACCACTTTAGGTGATTCTGCCATAGCATCTACCATAGAAAATGACATGTCTCTCGGATGTGAAGTCATATAACGGACTCTGTCAATCCCATCAATTTTATCAATCGCTCGGATTAAATCCCCAAAATCCGTTCCATTACGGAAATCAAGGCCATAAGAGTTTACATTTTGTCCAAGTAATGTGATTTCCTTATACCCTTCCCCGGCAAGCTCTTGCACTTCCCTGCAAATATCTTCAATAGTACGGCTTGTTTCTCTGCCACGAACATAAGGAACTATGCAATACGTACAGAATTTATTACATCCCTGCATAATAGGTACCCACGCAAAAATCTTGCTTTTTCTCACGGAATGAAGCTCACTATAGTCATTCACGCGCTGAGGATTCATTTGTGTCATAACCACATGAGAACCCTCTGCATCCTCACGGGAAAGAATATCTTTTAAATCATGAATATGGTAAGGGCCGATAACGAAATCAATTACCGGCATACGGGAAATTAATTTTCCTTTGCTTTCCTGTGCCATACAGCCGGCAATGCCAAGAAGAACACCGGGCTTAGATTCTTTGAGCTTTTTAACTTCACCGATTTTCCCATATACTTTTTCTTCTGCATTTTGCCTGATGCTGCAGGTATTTAAGATAACAACATCTGCCTCTTTTAAATCTTTTGCAGGTCTGTATCCCATCTCTTCCAATTGTCCACTGATACGTTCTGTATCGCTTTCATTCATCTGGCAGCCATAGGTTTCAACAAAATATTTTTTATCCGCTCGTTCCAGTCCCACGACAATCCCCCTTAAACTTTTTCTGCTTGATATTTAATTATACCATAGTACATTCGAAAAAGAGGGCAACCTGAAAAGCGCTCTGCTCTCATAAATTGTCCTCATGATTATAGTCAACAGATTCTTCGAAAATTCTGATACAAAAATAAATCCGGACTCCCTTTTCTGCAGAATCCTGCCAGATAAAGAGTCCGGATAAAAATACTCTGGTGGTCTGTAGCGTGCTTTCTGCGAAATTTACAATCAGCATTACTAACCTATATTTTTCCGTCTGTATAAAGAGAGCTGCATGAAGTCACCTCAACGCCCAGTATCCTAAACCAGCAGAAATAAATATCCAAAGGTTTCGCTGCCGCTTGGCAATCTTTAACTCATGAGCCATTCCCTGTATTCTCTCTGTTAATTTCTCTAAGGATATGTTCAGCTTCATCAAGTTCTCTTCGGCTTTCTGCAATGATATTTCTGCACTCTGTAATCGTTTTTGTGTTGTCATCAATTCGCTTTTGCACTCTGTCAGCTGTTGCTGTAGCTCGGTCAATTCTTTCGATACTCCGGTCGAGTTCTGCTCCAGCTGTTTTAATTTGCTTTCCAGCTGTTCTAACCGCATCTTCTGATTGCTTATTATATTTTTGAGCCTCTCGTGCTGTGTCTTTTGCATTTTTATAATTTCCGGTGTTCCCGGTTCCTGCGCACATGAGAAACACAAGCACGGTGCAAAGGATAATAAAAATGCAAGTAATAATGCAAATCCTTTTTTGCCCCACATTATTAACCCCCGTTTTGTTTATACCACTCCGCTTTTCCTCGAATGAGGTCTCCGCCCGGTACTAATATTTCATTATTGCTATAATCAGGCAGATAAAGAAGATCCCACCGTATATCAGAGTTACTACTTGTGATACCGTAGCCGTCTATTTCTGCAATTTCCGCATGCGTGTAAACATCATCAGCAGTCAGACCAAGTATTTCTTCTGCTTTAGCGACAAGCATGGACATAGCCTCAATCTGCGCTTCCGTTGGCGGCTCATCCCCTAAATCAATTCCATCAGGTGAATCATAATAGCAAACCGCATCTTTGCAGCAGGCCATTGCAATTCCGATTGACCGGCTGTTTCTGCGCCAAGTGTGCGCAAGCCGTTCTGTAAAATCCTCATGCAAGGCATGGTATTCTCCGTCGCGATCTATTACGACTGTATAATCCGGCAGATTAACCACATCACTGTCGCAACCTGTCCAGTGCAGATATATTCTATCAATACCGCCTGCTGCCTCTTGTAGCAGTTTTTCAATTTCATTCAGTGTCATTTCTGTCTCCGTTTAATCAAATCAATTAATCCGTGTACACTTGATACCCCCGAAGCATCGAGATTTTCAATAATAGAGAGTAATTCTGTCACGGCTAAATAGCCTATAGCAAGTCCCATAAATTCTGCGGATTTACCACACGTAACCAGTATTTTGTCAACGGCGCCACCGCCAATGGCCAGCAAGATATAAACTCCCATTTTTCCTGCGAACTGGGTTTTCATCGCATTGGAATTAATAATTCCTACTCTGTGTGCCGCCGGGATCCCTCGTACCGCATCAAGGAACTGTATGTTGTCTTTTTCGCCTTGATTTTGAATATATTCGTAACTTAGGGCAACCCATTTAGTGAACAAATCCAAAAACACTATGAACGTGAACAGAGAAAATAATTGGGCGTGTATTTGCACCATTAAAAAAACTCCCGAAAGCGGAAGTTTAATTTCCCAGTGTGCGATCAATTTTTCAATTGCTTTTTCTGCATAATTCAATAAATTTTGAAAATCCATTATTTCCCCTTTCTCCTACGGTTTCTTTTTAGTTTCTGTGATTTCCATTTGTTTCTCCTTTTATTTAATTCGCTTCCAAAAATGCACTACGAGGTACGGCTGTAGATTGTTATGTGCGTAATTCCCGCCTGTGGTTTTTGTTTTAACTTGATTCCCGCTACCGTTCCACATACCTATTACATTTGCACCATACCCCTCCTGAGTGCCACTTCCATTTACAGGTAGACTAACCATCTCCCCGTAGCTATTGTTCCAACCGTCTTGTCCGTTGCCATTTATACATTCGGCGTGGTCATGCGTTGGCATCTCACTTATAGTTAATTTATGCTCATACTCTCCGCCCTGCTGCCCAATAGAAAATGTCATAGATTTCCCATTTTGGTCAGTCCCAGTTCCTGCACCGATTAAACTTCGACCCGCTCCAACTTGTTCCCATTGTGCCAGTCCATATTCTTCTCCCGGTTTAGGTGTGCTGTCGGCAGCCGTTGTAATTACAATGCCTATTGGATATAGGGTATCAATCATTGCTTTCATTTTCTCATCAACTTTTTTATTGGTAGCATAATCGCCTTTAGGCTGATACTTATCATCGGATTCTTCTTTTGAGTAAAACTCTGTGCCGTATTTTCTATTTAACTCGTCAAGGAAGGTTCTGAGTGTTTCTATGGTGATTATCTTCATCTTTTAACCCCTCAGTTAAATAATGCAACTACGTCTGATTCCTCGGCAAAAGGTGTAGCATTCATTTTCTGATTAAGTTCTTCTTTAGTTGCATAACCTGATAAATCAACAGTTCCGCCAAGATTATCCCACGAACTTCCGTTATAAACGACATTATCACCTGCTTTGATAGCATTTGCTTTATCTTCTGCAGCAATGTTATACATGTCACCAATCGCCATGCCTGATTTTGGCAACCCGCTATATGAGTTGACGCTCCCTCTATAATTAACTGCTTTTGCTATATCTGACTTTTTTGCATAAATAGATAAATCGCTGGACTTAGCATAAGCCGTTAAATCGCTAGATTTCGCATAAGATGTTAGTTTGCTATTTACATCTGCTGTCTTTGCATAATCTGTTAATTTATTATTTACATCCGTCGCCTTAGCATAAGACGTTAAATCACTTGATTTAGCATAAGCAGTCAACTTAGTATCAACATCTGCCGATTTAATATAACTAACCAGTTTTTGATCTACCGCATCAATGGAAATTGATTCAGATTTTAATGCAAATATTTTCTTGCATTCTGCCAAAAATGTTTTCAGATTTTCGAGTGTGATTGCTTTGGTCATGGTTTATTCTCCTTTGAAAATATCAATAATATCTTTTTCACTTGCGTATTCACTTGCATATTCGATTTCTCTGGTGTTACACGGAAGCAGAGTTCCAATCAACTGCGCTTTCGCTTGTATTGTTCCTATTAATTGGATTGTAGGAATCAATGTCCCCGTCAATCGTTCCATCAGTACGTCACCTCTTGCTCTACGATAAATTTGTGCGGACTTATGACGGTAGAAACGAACCCGTCTGCTTGTGTAAGCTCCACATCATAATAGTAGGTTCCATACTCTAAGTTTTTCGTATCATCGGGATTTAACGTAATAACTCCCCTTACCACCTTTTTTTGCGTGATAATTTTATCGTCAAGAGTACTCTTTTTTACAGTAAAAATGACGGTATCACCCTCTGATATTTTATAAGGTTCGCCGTCAGCCTTTTTTACAGTTAGTGCAAATATAGCACTATCACCCCTCGTTATGGATATATTATTGTTAACGCATGTCAGCATTATATCACCCTTTTTCTGTCATCTTAAAAGTTTCACACATGGTATTCTCTCCTACGGTTTCTTTTTCGTTTCTTTTATCGGCTTGCTTCTTACGCATTTTTTGTTGGTGCATAGTCCCGTCTTTTCATCTTCTTTTTTATGGCATAAAAAACAACGTTTCATCAGATTTGACCTCTCTTTCCTGTATATTCAGCAACCAGTGATTCTCTTTCGGCTTTCAATTCGGTGTAATAATCAATATCTTCTATAGCCTTTGCCCTTGCCATTTCTCCCTCGATATCATTGATTTTCCTTGCATATTCACTGTCCAATGCTGCCAGCTCCGATTCTCTCTTTTCTTCTTCCGTCGGCTCGGGACGCTTGTTGTAGCTTCCGTTGATATACAGCAAGTCCCCTTTCATAGCCCCATTGTATTCCGATTCTGTCTGTAGAACACTGATATTGTCGGGATATTCTTTTTTTGCCCGTTCTTCCAGTTCTTCTGCTGTGTCGCCATGAACGCCCGTCACAAAAGAAGTGATTCGTTCCCCTGTGTCTGAATAAATCGATAAATACTGCATGTTTTCTCCTTCACTAAAATTAACCTATAAACCCGATAACTACAATGAAACAATTTATATTATCAATAACTGTATTCTGATGATTAGCCAGCTCCCATGTGACTTGTGTTTTCGTTAATGTTTTAATGTATGGATTATCTGCCCACCCCCAGTTGTTTTTTGTCATCCATGCGCCAAGCGGAACACAGGAAATTGGATAGGTGAAACTATTAATTGCCTTTCCCCCTTGTATAATAAGCGGTATCTTTCCATTAATTTTGACCCACCATGAGTCGGGATTGGATACGTTGCCTGAAATGTCCTCGGTATCTAAAAATCTCACGAACGGTTGACTGTTAATTGGAATGCTAGTATTCCCTCCCCGACGATAGAGTTTCCCGGCACTTTGTTCTATCCAAAACTGACAGTTTTCGTCACCAACTATATCAACAGGAAAATTGATTAGTTGTCCCCATTCTGTCGGCTGATTGTCTATTTGACCCCAACCCGCAAAATATCGGGCGAAAATACCTAATTTGTTTATTTCGGCATTTGTTTTTGGAATTATCGTGTTGTTGTGTCTGTGCAAATAGTTATACAGTGCTTCGTTTCCTGCCAGTGCGTTTGCTCCTTTTGCCCAATTTGCCCAATTTGCATAGCCCGCATTATCTGCATTACTGGCATGGGCAGAATGTCTGCTATTAGCATTAATATTTATGTTTGAGCTTCCGTCAAAATAAGCACTGCCGCTTACATCTCCGGAAAGAGTAATTTGTCTTGAATTGGTTAGTTTTTCTGCGTCAGTAACACGATCAACATTTATAGTTATGTTTTTACTTCCGTCAAAATAAGCACTGCCGCTTACATTTCCGGAAAGAGTAATTTGTCTTGCAGTTTTTAACTTAGTTGCGCTTCCGGCATTACCTGCAATTCCGTTTGCGTGGGCAGATGGATTCTTTGAGTGTTTATCTGCGCTATCTCTATCCTCCGTAATCGCGGCATCAATTTTATCCCAGTTTGCATTTCGCTTATCCACATCGTAAGCTTCTGTTTGTAGAGGCTTTTCAAGTTGTATAGTTTTAGTATAATTAGGCATCCGCAAGCACCTCCGCTCTCAAATCATGGTGTGTATACATCAATTCCTTTATCCTTTCATGCGTAAACCGTTTCAAATCTAAGTGACGGTTATACATTAAATCTATCTCAATTGCCAAGTTTGCCGGTAATATACACCGAAGCATATATTCCGCAGTTTGCCTCTGTCTTTTAACACCTAACGCAATCAATATTTTTATGTGATATTGATTGTGTTTTATATCAACGCTGTAATTGTTTTCTCCACAAATACCATTCAGCAAAGTTTCCAGTGTTCTATGCGTGTACGGCGTATTAGGTGTAATCTTTGCGAGAATTGCCATTCTCCGGTCATTAATAGTGTCCGTGCTTCGGGGTGTCAACTTTAACATTTTTTCCCACCGCAACGCCCCGTATTCATTTAAATCAAAAACAAAAGTGTTTAGGGCATTCTCGACTAGAATCTTAATAATACGATTTAACTCCGGATCCACCGCCTTTCCCAGCTCTTTAAATTCCACCGCATTAACGAGTACATCGGGAAAGTAATGCCGAATATTAGCTGTTCTAAGTTCGAGACTGTTTCGTAAATCATTACTCATATGTCAGTCCTCCCAACTTAGTAATTTCATTAACCTGTAGTTGCAAATTTCGATTTATTCCATTGACCGTCAGCCCTTCCACATCAAGGATTCCGGTTACATCCAAAATGCAGCTTTCCAATTTAGAAACACGAACAATAAGCCCCGTGTCTGTAAATTCGTTAGTTGATACGATTTGTGTGTTTTTCCACTCTCGATTAAGTTCGTTCAGATAAACATTGATGGATTCTACAACTTTAGCTTTTACATCATTTAATGCAAATCCGCTTTTTACAGAAATTTTTGCCTTGATGTTAATTGCCTTTTCTGCTACTCCCGCAACTGTCACAAAATGCCCGATAGGTGCAACCCCTACGCCCTGCTGATGATACGGAACCGGGTCTAATATCTCCTGCACGCGGCTCACAAATTCGTTGGAAGGAGGCTTAAATTCGGATGTACAAAATACAACTTTGACCGTTCCGCCGCCATTCCACACCGGATATACTTTGACACCGCCTACGCCGGATATAGATAACATTTTTTCTATATAATCCGCAATATTTCCCCCGTATGCTTGTGTCTCAAAACTTTTTAAATATCGTTGCCGGAACGCTTCTGTATCTTCATCATCAATAGCAGGAATAGACAGTTCTTCAATTTTGGCGGATTGCAGTTCCGAGAGATGGTCAATAGGTACGAGCGTTCCGGCTGCTTTATTTCCCAAAACCCCGGCGGTCTCACAAGAAAGAAGGTAATTACCGTCTTTTACCTTTTCGGTTATTACGTAATTGATTCCATCGCATGAAAAACGGGATCCGACTGGTATTTCCAACGTAACCGGAGTAAATATCCCACGTACGACCGCCCTTGTTGCTTTATATGGCACCAGTCCGCGCTCCAAAGCTCGCTCAATCAAAAATTGGCGCTCTGCTGTATCTCCAAATGTATTCTTCATAAACCAGTCCAGCGCAGCATACATCAGTTCAAGTTCAATCGCTACTGGAGCTGTCGCGTCGTATATAATACTACCTTCCCGTTTGTCCAATGTAGGACTGACGGTATCCAACATTCTCTTTTCTATAAGCTGGCTTGTTTGATTCTCATACATTCTTTACTTTCACACTCCTTTCCATTTCAATATTTCCAAAAATGGAATGTACTACAAAATAGCAATTGACGTTTCCCTGTTTATCGTATTGCAAATTGAAACTGTCCACTTTAGTGATACGATCATCTACCAGCAGTGCCTCTTCAATTCGTCGCGGAATCTCAGGAATAACATAGGGCATCGGTTTACCAAACAGATCGGCAAGCTCCACCCCGTAATCCGAAGAGTAAATGACATGTTTATACCTCTCCGTGTTTAAAACTTTATAAACTGCCTGTCGCACAGCCTCCAAGCCCTTGGTTATTATTCCCAACACCGTTTCTTCTTCGATATTCATCCGATAAGTTTTAGAAGGCATGGGTGCTTGGCTCCCGGCAATGGATATATTATTAAATTCTTCAGGTAATAATCTCATTCATTCACTCCCACTGCCCGTGAACGTCGATGTGATTATATACACGGTTAGCAACATAGAATAATTGTCCGCCTTCCTGCTGTATCATCACTACCTTTTCACCGACTTTCAAACCGTTATAAATAATAATTTTCTTTCGACCTTTATAGTCGTGATTATGCCCCGCAAATTCAGCATATCCGCCACCGCCTGCCCGATTTTCTGTAATGTGATTAACTTCAATATCCACTTCAAAATCACGAACATTATCAGAAAGTATCAAATAATCCTCATCTAATTCGTTTTTACCCACACGGATAGCTAACGGTTTCTCAGATACAACTTCACCTAAAACGAAATTAGACAGGTTCATACTTCCCACGGTTTTTTTAACGATGGATTTCAGCACATTCGGTAATTCATCATTGATCATTGATTACACCACCTTTAAGAGTTAAATCCATCCGATGTACTTGATTCGAAAAAGTGTGAACGACTTTCGTCACCAGTACTTTTTGTGCCAGTTCTACATCCCCAAGATTAAGTTTTACATAAATCATAGACCCGGCACGTACCCGAATATCTCCGGCGGCGCCTTTTATGTCCAATTTTCTTCGGACTACATTGTAAAACTTAAGCATTTGGTTTGCTCTTTCCTGCGGATTTTGGATGTTTTTCTGCAATTTTTCATAATATTGTAGAACGCCCCACTGGTCTTTTTCCTTTGATTTTGCAAATTCATCAGGACTCATCGGAGCATAGAACTCTTTTCGTTTACCCTCGCCCTGTTCCTGTTTATCTTCTACGACCAGTTTCACCAAGTTATAGGTGTCCTTGTCTATACTGCTTTCATAATCGAAATCTTCTGCAGTTTCATTATCTATAAGAAGAGGGACCACCATATCAATCGGCTTGGAAAGCATGAGCTTTTGAAAATCATCGTAAAGAACATAGACCTCTTTTGTGTTGACTAAAGTAATATCAAGTGCGCCTTGGATAATATCAAAAAGAGTGGCGTTATCTTCCACTCTTTTATCAATCACAAATTTAGTATCTGCCAGTGTTCCGACTTTTAGTTGGAAATAATCAGCTAACTTTTGTATGACCTGCGTGGCCGTCAGGTTCTTATATTGCCAACTTTCTTTATTCTTCAAATACCGGAGTTGGTCATAGGCAGTGACATCGATACTACTATCCTTGTTTCGTTTTTTCACGAAAATAAACCCAAAGAAGACAGCTTTATCCCCAACCTTGACCTGCACCGTATCCCCCTCAACAAATTTAAGGGCTTCATCTTTATATACGGTAAAAGTGAACTTCCCCGGCGCTCCGCTAATAGACCACTCAATTTTAGCCCCATCCAACACGGCAGGCGCATAATATTTGTTTTCCGGTTTATTATGGATAATGACTTCAAACAAGTTTAAGCACCCGCCCTTTTATGTTTTTTTCAAGCGGATTAGTCACTCCGCTGGCATTGGCCACCGCTCGCCAATCAAGGTTTCCGCCAACGACCCCTCTACAGGCCTCCAGTACGGATAATTGATTTGCTATTTTTATTGTTGCGGGGACCTGTGCTGTTGGCGTATATCTCGGCTCTTTTACACGCAAAGTTTCCGTACCGTCTTCATTCTTTGTTATTTCTACAGCCTTGGTTCCAAAAAATTTATACTGTTTAAGCACAATACTGATGTTTAAATCGGTGCCGTTCCGTGCATCTTCTCTAATTTCATAATTTTCGACAGTACAGAGCATGTTGGTGTTCCATAGTTGTGAATAATCAAATCCCATACGAGTGACAATAAAGCGGATAGGATTTTTTGTTTCTTTAGCGGATTTAAGAGAATCTATGAAAGGCGCCGCCTTTTTAAAAGAAAACGCGTTCCCTAAAGACCCTCCGATTCGAGATGAGATGGCACCCACAGCATAATTGATTAATCCTGTTTGCAAAGAAGAATCATAATTTGCAAATGGATATCTGCTGTTCGGCAATAAAAACTCAAACGATATTTCTGTCAATCCGGGAGCCTTGATTAAATTGACCTCCCCCTCATTGATTAAGTTGATAGTCTTATTTTTGCCATTAATTCTCGTGTTCATGCTCGGCGGCGGAACAGGGAGCATTGTCTCTCCAAGAAAGAAATAATAACTCATCTTTGTACCGCCTCCGCTCCATTTTCTACAGATTCTATCAATACATCATTCAACCGCCGCAATACGCCATCAAAATCATTACCGCCGGTATCGCCCGCAGTGACCCCGCCAACGTCGATGTGAACAGTAGCCGTTGTATATTTATTAACAGCTTCTCGCTCCGCCGCTTCCCGAAGAAAAGCAAGGTCATCCGCCGTGCTATCCAAAGCATCTGCCGCCCGTTTAGCGTCTTTTGCTCCCCGACCGGTACTATCTGCGGTTTTTGCCGTATTATCGGCAATATCTTTAGCAGTATAACCGGGCGCAGCTGTTTCCGGCATATGAAAAGCTTCGCCGATACTGTTACCGATAGCGGCTCCGGCATTGTATCCCCACGACATTTCATTTGAATAGTCCAGCGTTTTCATCTTCAGTCCGGAATAATCATATCCGCCGGAAATTTCTCTCTTTTCTGCTCTGAGGGATTCTGCAGAAAACTCTGTGCTGATTCCTAACTTATTCATACCGGGGATTTTAGCAATCATCCTGACAACAGCGGCTACTGCCTGTCCTACGAGATCTACGACGCCATTCCAAATATCGGCAAAAAGATTATAGGTTGCATTCAAAGGATCTATAAAAATATTACCGATGAACTCGGCAAAGGAAACAAACATATTCCAAGAGAAAGCAATCATGTTCCATATAGAAGAAAACAGCAGCATGAAAGCCCCAAAAATAATACCCGTTGCCGATATGCTCGTTCCGGCAAAATAATTAACTGCCGCCACTGCTGCATAAAGTACGGCAATAACGGCAATAATAGCTCCAACTATCCACGTAAGCGGGCAAGCATACATAGCGGCATTTAAACCTTCCTGCGCTATAGTAAGTGCAATTAGCGCTGCCGTTTCCAGCCAGTCTGCCGCTGTTTTAGCTGCCATTGCCAGCGTCGCCAGTCCTATTTGTCCGGTAGAAACCATCGCCATTGTTCCGACAAAAGCCAAATATCCGCCCAGTGCAATAAGCGCCACTCGCATAAGCAGACTATGATTCTGTACAAATGATGTAATTGCGGAAATAGCCGCTGAAAACATATTGACAAACCACTCTACTCCCCCGATAACCACATGAAGAACGGGCATGATGGACTTAACTCCGTTTTTCAACATACTGAAGATGGACCGAACTCCCTCGCTATTTGCCAACCGGTTAATGCGGTCTGCAATCGGCGAAAAAGATTTCATCGCTACATTTTTGAAATCAGTAAAGTGGTCACTCCAGCGTTTCGGCATTCTTTCAAATTTATCATTAATTTCGCCCATGTTTTCAAATATAGCCCGCTTAATGACATCCGCGGTAATCTCTCCTTGAGCTGATAATTGTTTCAACTCGCCGCGAGAAACTTTCATGGTCTTTGCAATCATATCCTGCAAAATAGGAGCATTTTCAGTGATAGACCGGAATTCGTCCCCTTGTAACCTGCCACTGGCTAAGGCTTGTTGCAGCTGTAGCATCGCAAATTGCTGGTTTTCTTTGGATGCCCCACCAATAACAAACAGTTTCTGCATACCTTCCATAAACTGTACTGTTTTCCGCGGATCGGGGAATGCGTCTCGGGCATTGACGGAAAGACTTGCTACTGCTTTAGCCATATCCATATACCCGCCTCTTGCCCGTTGCGCGGATTCGTAAATCATATTATTCAGTGCGACCACGTTGGACTGTGAGCCGGCTACCAATTCGAGCCTTGCATTCAAGCTTGTGTATTCATCGGCTAATGCTACAGCCCCCGTAATAGAACTTGTAATATTATCTAAGCCACGCATAATGACATTTCCGACAATGTTGCCGGCAAGAATACTTTTAAATAATCCTGCTTTTCCGGCGGCATACCCGAAAGAATCTCCTGCGTTTCTCGCACTTCCGCTGACGTAGTTTAATTTATTTGATACCGAACCGGCCGCACGGCTCATTTTTTCTAATACGGGACTGACACCGTCCCGAAGGCTGATATAGTTCTGCAGTGTTGCCATCTGCTCACCTCCTTCTATTTGCGTTTCAATTTGGCTGCCTGCTTTTTCTCTGATTTGATGTATTCATCAACAAAAGCATAAATCATAGCCAATTCGTGTTCCGGCAAAGTAAAAATCTCGTGCGGTAACCTATGTAATTTAATAAGTGCAAAATAGGCTACGTGTGCATCGAGATCCTTTGCCTTTAAGAGTTTTTTACCGTCTTAATCTTGTCTCCCATACCTGCTTCAAAATCAGATGCTTGGGAAACAGCCGAATATAAATCTGCCAGTTCGCCCGGTGTCAGCATCGCTTTAAGTAACTCTTCCGCACCAATTGCTTCCCAGTCTCCTTGCAATTCTTCATCATTCAGATTAGGGAATACGACAGATTTCAATGTCATTTCAATCATGAATTTATCTTGGTCAAATTCCATCTTCCAGTCTTTAGTTCCTTTAACCGGAACTCGTTTCGTACAGGCATCGCGCAGACTGTCCATTTCCTCATTAGTAAGTACACGGATTTCCCACGGCACAGGCTTGCCGTCTTCCCCCGTAAATCGCTTTGAAGCAACGTACTGCACCGGGGCTTTTTTTATAACATTTTCTTTAAAAAATACTTTTAGTGTTTTTTCTGCCATTTACTTTTCCTTTTCCTTTCACAAAAGAACAGGCGGGGAAACCCCCGCCACCATTACGCTTTCATTCCGTCAAGTTCTTTAAATTTTTCAGGAACCTTGATTCCTTCAAAAGTAAATGAAATTTCATCTTCAAGCCATTTACCTTCTGCATCAAAACCTGCGACGGTACCTTTATCAATATTACATCCGGTCAAAATGACTGTATGCTTTCCAGCTTCACTGGTCGGGTCGTTATTAACAACCTGCAAATCGAAATAGGTATCAACACCTTGGTTAATATACTTCAGCATCATGTTTTCAAAAAGGGAAGTGTTTTTGTAAATCGTCAATGTGCCGCTTCCTTTAGCGGATACCGACTTATTCCCTTTCATCAAACGCCCTAAAATAGCAACCTCTTCTTTTTCTTTTTCTATCGTCGCCTCAAGGCTCTTTGCCTGAAAGAGCAGATATCTGTTGCCATCTACCGTTACATAAGCGCTGGCCAGTTTTGCTGAAATAACATCCTTGGCCAACATTGTACGAATTGCGCTGATATCATCTGCCATAAGTTATCTCCTTTCTTAATTCACTACTACAGTACAATATAATTTTTCCATACATGCTGTCGGTTGGATTTCAAATGTCCACAGAACGGCAGTTTTTTCTTCGCCTTGCGTAGGTACCGGCAAATCATCATCTACAAAATTCTGAATTGCTCTGACACGCTGATATTCTTCAAACAGTGCTACGCCGTCTTTCCATAAAGAAATACGCCCATCCGCATCATTCTGTACCTTGCCGAGATAAATCCGGTTAAACAGACGGGCAATATCGATTGCAGCATTATCCAAAACACGAATAACTTGATTTAAAGTGAAATCTTTATTCATTGCTTTAGTAATTTCTGTAAATGTGTTGATGTCTGTCAATACCCGTGTATCTCCAAGTACATTTCCGGATACTGCATCCGAAACATTGTGGAACATGAACATACCTTCGCTGACCGCCTGCTCAAGCTCATACTGTTTGAAGTTTGTATTAACCGTATATTCACCGTCATAAATCGCGTTCGTACAGCTTGCGTTGATTGCGCATGCTGCTTCTTTCCCGGTAAGCCAATACACCAAGGATCCCTTTTCGGCTCCCTCGTCAGTAACATCATTCTTAATGGAAATAACGCCGGGATAATTAACCTTGGTCTTACCGTAAATAACAAGCTGGAATTTCGCTCCGGTATTTTCACGGCACCGTTTTGTGAAATTAATTAACAAGGACTGTATTGTCTCATCGGATCCCGCATATCCTAAAATATTAAAATAATACGGCTCTATGTGTTCAATAAAAGACTGATAATCAGAAACAGCAACTGCTGTTCCGTTTGTTCCTCCCGCAAGAGGCTCTGCTGCTTTTACAGCAAGTGTGGCCGTTTTGTTGAATGTAACAAAGTCGTTATCCTTTAAATCAGAGCTTTTGCTGATGTTAGACTGTTTATCTACAGGCTTCATCAGTCCGTCTGTCGTTAAATAAGTGTAAACAATATATTTTTCGCTATTATCCGGATCGCTTTGCACAGCAACTGAAATATTATTGCCACGAATCCCCGCATATTTTGCCGTTGCCAATGTGCCTTTGGCTTTTTCGCCTTCGCTGTTTAAACGGTAAAAATATCCTGTTTTTAAGTTACTGAATAATTCTCTCAAGGGTCTCATCTTGTCGTGGCCATAATCATAGCCGAAAATCTTTTGACAATTTTTCTGAAAATCTTCTGCATCTACACGGAAAACAGCTCCGCTTACGCCCCAATCCAATTCAAGAGCCATCGCAGCATAACCGCGGTCTGCAATATCCGTCATCGGACGGTCTTTTGAAATGAAATTAATATATGTACCCGGCAATTTCTTATTTTGGAAAAGCCAGATGCCTCCACCTAATGCCATATGCTACCTCCTTTAATTAATATCCTGTTTGACAGGTTGTCTTAACGTCTCTTTCAATAACTCATCAATCTGAGAACGTGTGTAAAGTTCCCCCTCGTCAAGTAAATGTGTCAGAATGTCCGCATAGCGTTTGTACTTGGCTGATTTTACAATCGTTACACCATCGAAACGCTCTTCGGACACTGCTTGTTCTTCTTTTTTAACTGCCATTTTTTATATCTCCTTTCGTTTTTAAGCTCTCCATTTTTTCTGTTTTCTCCAGCTCTTTTAAAATAAACAAGTTGTAGGAAATAAAGAAATGAAGTGCGCCATCAGTTGTGCGGTAGTGCATATCTGTTCCCCTAATGACAGAGCCATCCGAAAGAGTAATATACTCAAGCTCTATAAAGAACGCTTCTGCCATTTCGTGAATTTCTTTCCGGACATCTGAAACTTCATCGGCCGCATTCGGCATGAACCAAATATCAAAACTGTGTTCCTGCCAGTATCTGTTACCTGCCGATAATTCCTGCGACTGGTCAAGCTGTTTCAGATAAAAGCATGGAAATGTAACATTGTTCTTTTTCATATCCACATACACAGGATATCCGGTCAGCTTATGCAGTTTTGTAGAAAGACCTTTGATTACCTCATTAATTATCGTCATGTACTGTACCTCGACAACACCCTGTTAATATTTCTGCGCAAGATATTTTTTGACTGTCGTTCCGTTTCCTTTTCCGCTTTTTCTGCCATATTCAAGCCGTCTACCCAGTTTTTTACTAACCGTTTTCCAAGAATAGGAATATACCTTCCCGGTTGCTGCCTGTGACCGTCGTTCACATAAGACGCATACGATGCTGTATTGAATACTTTGATTCTGTACTCCTTGCCATCCCGTTCAATGTTTCCGGCATTCCACGAGCGCCTCATGTGTTCGGAATTAGTTGTGATTGTTGTGCCATTTCTTTCAACAGTCTGAATTCCTCTCGTCGGTGTGTTCTTTTTCGCACTGGCAAGATAGACGGATGCCAACTCTTTTACACTCCGCTTTTTTACTTCTTCCATTACGGGAGCATCCAGTTCCGAAATTCGTTTCTTCAGTTCTAAAAAACCTCTGAAATCTATTGTTACATTAGCCATCATGTACATCCCGGTTCACCAAGCTGATTTCTTGATGATTATCATATATGGCGGGTACACCGGCGGCTTTAAAATGCAGTTTCCTTCCCCGCCGCATTACATCTACATCGGCTCCTGCAGGCACATCAGCTTCCGGATTTAAAAACAAAGTAACAGATTGCGACATAACGGGAAAACCGTCACCGTTAGTGGCCGGTAAATTTATGTAAGAAATACGGCAAGGGTACTCTTTAGAAGTTACCCTCGCCGTTTCTACAATCCCCGTTTCCGTATTTACGGTATCTTTCTCTGTAATAATCGTGCAGGTATCCGTATATAAACTTTCAATGGCGTTTCTTGCTCTTACCAACGCAGCCTTCGGAAGCATCCCAAATCACGCTCCTTTGTCCATAACGTAATCAGCGCATCCAGTCTCTGTTCCGGAGAACTCCCGCCAAGCTCAACTGTTGTATCTCCTTCTTTTATGGATTTCACAACGTCGATTTCATCAGCACTTAAAACAGCAGACTTGCTCATTTGTAAGAACCTGCCTGCTGTCATTTCATTTGCAACATACTGCAACTCCGCCGGAAGTTCTTTCCGGTTACAGTCGTTCAAAATATGCTGTACTTCTCCGCGGTAGATGTACTCCAATAACGCCATATCCGAATCTTTTACAACGTACCCCGTTGCGCCTTCAATAAGGGTCTTTACATCGTCAATCATAGAATTATCCCTGAAGCAGAGAGAGGATATCCCCTTTTGTATCCGCTCCGGAAATGTCGATACCGTTAGCCTCTGCGTATTCAACGAGCTGTTGTTTGGTCATCTTGTCCAGCGGTATATCGCCGCTGTGCGGTTCAGCACCATCAAGAACAAAACCTTCCGATATCAGTTTTTCTCTTTGGAAATCGTTTTCCGCATATTGAACTTCGTTCAATCTGATTAATCTATCCACGATTGACCTCCTTATGCTCCTGTATTTACCCACACACCTGCCAATTTGTTTGTCGGAATCCACAGATCGTGATACTTTCTGTAGTCCAATTTCCAAGCATCCGCTTTCTGATTCACATTCGGTTCGAAGATACGAATCTTGTCGGTCTTGGAAATAGCAATAGGCGCACGGCGCGAAAGAATAATCCAGTTAATTCCTTTTGCAGAAGTATCGGGTTTGAATCCGCCTGCTTCCTGTCCCCCTGTCGTGCCATCGTTGAAAACATAAGCAGTCTTCATACGCGCAGAAGGAACGGAGAGAATCGGAATTTCATTGTAGGTCTTTACCTTAGTTGTAATTTCTCCGGCTTTAAAATCCGCAGTATCCAAATACTTGGTAATGTCTTGCGAATTGTTAAGAATTGTGCGGATAGGCATAGACATGATAATAACCAGCGGTTCGCCTTCGCCTACAATATCCTGAACTTTTGTAATTTCATCATCCAACTTTTCTAAGATGGTTGCTTTATCCGGAGTAAAAGCGGCGGTCTCGTGCGAAGCCGTTTTTGCCAAAGCAGCAATCTTAGAATAACGGAAAGCATCTACTTCCGGTATAACCTGCAAACGCTGAAATTCGCCCATTACAGTACCGGCAGCTGCTACAAAATTAGTTTCGTCAACATCCATTGCGTCTAACTGGAAAGTACGTCCGCGATCTTGTGTCAGTTTATAATCCGTATATTTCAGAGAAACGGAACCCTGATTAAAACCGGTATCTCGGTCATATTTCGCAAGCCCGCCAACAGAAATCTCCGGCATTTTTACGGTATCTCCGCCGCTATACTTTACACCGGATGCGTTAACTTCCATCCAACCGGAAGTAGCTCCTACCAGCATCTGTTTGTCCAGTGCCTGCTGAAAATTTTTTGCATATTCGAATGTATTAATTGCCATTATTTATTCTCCTTTTATTTTTTTTTAAATACCTAAAGCTTGTTCAAACTGCTGTTGTACAGTCAGTTTTGCCGCAGTGCCATTATCATCAGAACCTGCGCCGGGATGAATTCCGCCTACTTCTTTTTTCTGTCCCCCATCGCTTTCAAACAGATAGGCATCCGACTTCTGCAGCTCTTTAATCTTGTCGGAAAGTCCGATAACTTCCCCTTTTTCATCCAGTTTTGCATCCTGTAAATCTAACAAAGCGCGTGCGGCTTTAGTGTTTTTTGCTTTTGCTACGGTTAAGGAATGTTCTACTGCCGCATCAAGCTTCATCTGTGCAAGCTGTGTAGCGTGTTCCGTTTCCATAGTCTTAGCGGCCGCCTGCATTGCTTCAATTTGTTTCTTGAGATCCGCATTACTGTCATTGTTCTTTTTTAAGCCCTCAATCTGTTTTGTTAATTCCCCCTTTTCTTTTTCGGCATTTTTCAAGGCCTCGTTCTTTTCGTTGAACTGAGATTTGGAAACATAATTCTTGCCATAATCCTCGGTAACTTTAGCCACCTGTTCATCAGTCAGCCCCAATGCCTTTAACTCTTCTTTTGTCATGTGTATCTCCTTTCGACTTTTTATCGTGGTTTATCCCCCACACCGGAAATTCCCGTTCTTTTACGCCTACGGTACGGAAAAGGCAATAAAAAAGCACTCATTAAGAGTGCTTTTCAACACATATGTTATTTTCTATTTTCTACCAATCCGGATGAGTAGTAATCTTGGTGATAATATCCTCGGCAATGTTTCTGTTATCTTCATTTAGCCCTTGTATATTATCAGCAATAGCATCCACTAAATCCGCGGCTTTCTCACCTTCCATTTCATCAGAAAAACTGAAATTCATTTTTTTCAAGAATATTTTTTCTTTTTCAGTAAACTCATACTGTAGAATCATTTTATTTCCCTTTCTTATATTTTTTCAGGCGAGATTTACCTGTCGGCCACGATGTAATAATAACCCCCGTGTCAGGATTTATATTCACAGTTGTAGCTTCACCGATAAATCTCTGCGAGTTTCCGTTTTCTTTTACTACGACCTCTCCAACATGCAACGGATTTATCAATGCGTCTCTAATACCATCTAAATCAAGATTGCGGATATCTGCCCTTTCCTGCTGGTGCTTAGACAGCTTAGCAATAGTAATTCCGTTACTGGTTTTTAACCCGATTAACGCACCGGTATCGGTATTCTTTACATATTTATTATACCACTCCTCATAATTCAAAGCACCTTCAGCGAATACTGTTTTCCCTGTTACCGGATCCCTTGCGGCCCTCGTATCATCTGCGCCGTCCGTAATACCATCAATATATGGAATCGTCGTAGAACGGCAGTAACAATGAAACGGCGGCATGGTAATCCCCGGCTTGGCATCTTTCTTATCGAATACCTTTTTATCTAAGTGTTGGCAAATATCTGATGTTTTCATATCCAGCACGGCAAGTATCTGATATTGCTCTACATCAAGCGCCTCGTATGTATCCAGCATTCCCTTTTCCTGTACATAGGCCGTCTCCGTTTCTACTAACCGGCGGGCATTGCTGAATGATACGTTGAATCTTTTCTGTATTCTGTTAATTAGCGGTGTGGCTCCTTCACCAATCATGAAAGAACGTGTCATTTCCGTCTGCAGTGTATTTATAAGTTGTGCTTTATTTTCCCATATACGAGTTGAAAAGTCTTTCCCGTCTGTCGCCCACGGTTTAGATATGGCGGTTTCTATATCCCGCTTTGCTACTTCTCTAAATGTAGAAAATTCTCCTCTCAATTTCTGCGTTTCATATGCCGTTTTGTAAACGCTATCTTCATACACATTAGAAAGCAAGTTACGCATGTTTAGATTTTGTGATTTTGCCAGCTCTTCTACATACCGCGCTGTCTTGATATATAACTCCTGACTTCGGTCAAGTCGCGCACGGATAGATGCCTTATCTAACATTTTGATATATTCCGGCGGTAAATTCTTTTTCTTTGCCAGTTCAATATAGTCTTTGAGTGTTAGCCGAAAGGCTTTCAACTCCCGTGCATTGAGTTCTCTTCGCGCATCAGCAAGCGACATTCCGTTTTCTGCCGCATATCGGTAATACCAATCCAATACTTCTTTACGTAAAGCAGTAAGCGCCTTTATATATTCCTGCCGCATGTCGGTCGTAACCACTTCTGCTTTCCACATCTGTTGCCGCTTTAATCTTTCAAAACGCGTTTCCCAGTAGCTCATTTTTCTGTACCATCAGGCTCATTTGCCGCATAATCGGGCATAAGTGTTTCCGCATTTTCCTGTTCAAGCCGTGCCAGTTCTTCTGCTGTATCTTTAGTCCACGGATGGTTTGCTACAATCGTTTCTTTACTGATAATTCCGACAGAGTTTTTGCAGTTTTGAATAACTTCCGATTCATTAACCGGAGTATCCCGATTAAAGATAAATTCCACTCTATCTTTAGCGGAATCCAAGCCATTAATATTCAAAAACGTTTTCACAAACCACATCAACTGTTCCAGACTTGCTTGGAATTCCATCTCCATATTATTGGCATCTAAATCTATATCGCTGTAAATAGAGCGGATATTCATCTGATTAGGATTGTTTGCCATCCGGTCGTCTTTCGAATCAAAGCCGTGTCCGTTTTCTATAATCGCCTTTTTTAACAACTTGATAATCAAATCATAGTTGTCCGCATTGACTTCAATACTGAGTGTCCGCACATCGCCTTTTCTATCTTCCGTGCCAACTTTGATTACGCCGTAAGCAATTAAATTCCGCCGGAATTCGGATAAATCTTCTCCCTCGTATCCTTCCAAAATCAAAATAGTACTTCGGATATCTTCGGTCATATTGTCACTGTAATTACTCAAAAGTTCATTCAGCGCATCCTGTAAACATTTGACCCGACTTATCAGCGGCAGCTCGCGATTATTATATTTAAACGCGACTAATGGTACTCTGTCCCAGTTAAAAGATTCTCCGTTAATCGTAATATAATTGGCATCCGGCTGTTCCACGTCGGGGATAAGTTTTTTGTTTTCCGTATAAATGAATCGGCGTATCCCTTCAGTCGTATAATATTCAACTTTCCATATAACTTTTTGTTGTGCGCCTTCATAGGTAATAACTGAATAAATCCGCAAGAAAGAATCGAGTATTTCATGCTCTTCGTCTACCCAAAACGGAATCACTTGTTCCGGATTAAACTTTTTAACTTTAAGCTCGCCATTTGAAATATACGGATGCAAATATCCGATTCCACAGTTCAAAACGTCCACGCCTAAATTCTTTAACCGGCGCCGGAACGTTTGATTAAACACATTATCCAGCTCTTTGCTATATTTTTCGTCTTCTGTTCGTACTTCTAAAGGTTTAGATAACAAATAGCTTGCTTTTTGGTCTACCAGTTCTGCATACCGGTTATCTATGATTCTATTATTTGGTAATCCGGTAACGGTCCTCGTGTTACCATTTGCGTCTACCGCCTGTCTTTGTTTGTTTAAAATGTCGTGGTCCCCGTCATAGTATCGTTTACCGGCAAGCATTTGATTTCTTTTCCTTGAATCAAGCCACGCTTGAATCTCCAGCTCTAGAAACTCTATTTCCGTAAGTCCGCTACCGCTCCCGCGCCGTACTATGTTATTCCACAACGTATTTAAGCTAAAATCCATTATTCACCGCCTACTTTAAAAATTGAATACTGCTGTTTTTCCGTCCGAATTGCTCCATTGCATATCGCATCGCATCTAATAAATGATTGAAATCGTCAATTGGTTTATTCACTTGGTTATCAAATTTATCTTTATCCCATGTGTAATTTCCTATTTCCGTAAGAAAATTATTACACCGTGGATGAATAATAATTTTATAGTCTTGCACGAGTTGTATACCGTTTAAAATGCTGTCCCTGCCTTTTTTAGCAGCTCGGATACGAACAAGCCCCAACGCCCGCAGCTGTACAATTGACTTAGGCTCCGCACTATCAGCAATGATTTTCTCTTTGCCATACCCCATTCTGCTGATTTCCGTATATATCATTTCATTTGTCATTGCTTTCTTATACATCTCGTCAAATACGTAAATTTCTTTGCGCAAGGTATCTACCAAACCGCAGAACAACGCAGACGGGTCATTGGTATAACCGAAGTCAAGGCCGAAAGCAGAATGCACGTTTTCCCTTTTCGCAATTTCTGAAAAATCAAATGCCCGCTCTTCCCAGTTTTCGTAAACCAGCCCCTCAACAATTCCCCAGTCGCCAAGCCCCGCCACTTGATATCTCCGTGGATTTATTAAACGCATACGTTCAAACATATCCCGGTCAGATTCATCAAGAAACTCATTACATCGATAATTTGTTGTTTTGGCAAGAACATCTTTATCTGCCTTATCAAAAAACCGTTTTTTGATCCAATGCTTTTCATTCCAAGGGTTAAACGTCAACGTTGCCTGCTTAAACAGTCCTGTCGGTACTTCTCCTCGAATAGATTCATCTAACGTATCAAATGCCGCTTCTGATGTAATTTCATAAGCTTCTTCCACCCAAAGCCAACAAAGCACGCCAACGTCTACCGTGATGGAAGTGACTTTCAACGGATCGTCCAGCCCTCTGAAAAATATCTTTTGCCCCGTTGGCTTGTAAGTAATTTCCAGCGGACTTTCTTTGCAAATAAAATAATCGTCTACCCCTAAACGCTTTATCGCCCATTTCAATTGTGTATAGCAGCTGTCTTTTAAAGTTCTGAATGTTTTTCTTACCACCAGCAGATTTGCCGCCGGATATTTCATCAAACTATAAATAAACCATAGCGCTGCCGTCGCGGACTTCTTGCTGGCACGGCTGCCTTTAATGACCCGATACCTGCCTTTAAAATTCCAAAAATCTTTATATCCGCCGCCAATAACATCCGGAAGATATATCCGATTGGCCCTACTCATGAATATCACTCTCTCCGGTGATGATCACAGGCACCATTTCAATCTTTGTATCGGCGCCAAACAGATCGTGACGTTTACCCATCAACTCAAGTGCTTTTAACTGGTCTCTTGCAGAAATTTGTTTTTTTATTATTTTTGCTTCGCTGAACCCATCGCCGATACCTTCGGTAACAACTACTTCTTCTTTAAGTTCCCCTCTGCCTGCTTTAGACAGCCGCCACAGCGCTTCCGCTGCAGACATCATGCCGTCTTCAAAGACTTTGTCCTGCAATTCTTTAATACGGCTTTTTATTTCAACATTCTTCAACAATCGCTGACCCATTGAATATGCCGTTTTCTCACTGTATCCCGCTCGTATAGCTGCCTGCGTTGCGTTCAGATTAATCAGGTACTCAACGCAAAACTTCTTCTGCTTAGGTGTCATGTCATCACCTCCTTTCGAGTAATAAAAAACCGCCCTTTTCGGACGGCTGTGATTTACAGAACCCGCGCACATTTTGTACACAGGCTCTTAACTAAGGAGGAAAATATTTCTCAATATTTTCACACTATCATAATAACACCTTTTTTAGTGAATTATAATGAATTTTTGTGAACTCTTTTTCTAAATCCTGCAACGCCTTGCCGTGCAATTTATACGTCCAACGTATTGTATAGTTCATTTCAACGGCAATTTGTTCCCACGTCTGCCCCAGTATGTAATACCGGTATAAAATACACCGGCAATCGTTATCATGCTCTTTTTGAATGAGAGCCTTTGCCTTTTCACGCAACTCTATCAATTTATCCCATGCTTGATTGACCTTTTCTGCCTGTCGCTCCAACTTCTCCACGATCTCGTCAAGAGTGGTCAGATGATTTGCTTGTATTTTATCCCCCAGTTTCGGACTGGATATGTTATAAGCCCTACGCCTCAAATCTTCCAATTCCAGCTCGTAAGCTCTCAATAACCCATCTTGATTACGGACACTCTGCAGAAACTCTTTAACCGTCATTCTTCCTCCTGCCTGCTGCGACACATAATGAAGCAATCAACAATCCCATGCTGGCCCCCGTTATCATCCCCAAAATGAACATCATGCTTCCTCCAGTTCGATTTCAATTCTCGGATTCTCCCGATCCACGAATACCTCGTCACTTACAATATGCAGGTATCGGGGACTGTCGTTTTTTAGAATTTTTATCGCCTGCAGCGCATCTAACAAAAATTTCAGTCCCGACTTCACATTATCCTCGTCCCGCCTTTGATTCGGCTCATAAAACCATATCCGCATATTGACCTTTTCTTGAAATTCCGTGCCTCGTTTTTGTGGCAAAAACTGTGCCATGATATCTTGCTGTGTTTTCTGCTTCAGCTTGTTTCCCATGTAGAAATTCCTGCGGTTTGCTCCTATGATTTCATTCATTGCCGGGAGCCGGCCTTTGTATACAAGTTTCAGTTTTCCCATGTCTACTCTTCTTTCAACAACTCATTCAACCTTTCTAACAATTTATCCTTGTTTTTGATTGCCTCTTCTTTAGTTCTAAACACGTTTCCGAGTGCTAACATTCCATGATCAAAAACACCGTCAAGCCACCTACGCAATTTAACATCAATGGGCATGTATTCATTTCTTAAAAAGTCTGTATACAAATAAAAATATTCTTCACTATACCTGGGCATAAACGGCTTTCTCTTAAATACATATTTGTCAAAATGGAATATCCAGTATTTCCATATAAAAGATTCGCTAAACTTGCATTTCTTATAACGGGCTAAGTGACCGTTTTCTTCAAATTTACATGTCCACCATTTTACTCCGGGTTCGCATACATAAAACTCTTCGCCTATATCAACGCCGATTTCTTCTCTCAACGCCTCTAATATTTTTCGTTCCATTGCGTTTATTTTTGGTTCTTTCTCTGTTTCTTCAACTTTTTTTAAATATTCAAACGGTATCCGAAGACAATGACCATCCCTGCCACGTTCCACAACCCAGCAGCTGCTGATATAATTGTCGAAATCAACTGTTACATCACGTACTTCTATATCAACAATTGTTCCCCTGCATCCAACACTTATGCCATTTTCATTTATATCGCTAATCACTTCTACTCTGTCACCAATTTTCAATTCGCTCATAGTTCCACTCTCCTCTGTTAAAACGGTATGTCGTCTTGGTCATATTCTTTCTTTGGTCCTTCTCCCGGTTCGTATTCCGCCTGTCCGAAGTCTGCAAACTTTGTAACCGGCTTTTCTTTTCCTTTGCCTCCGCTCCCGATTGGCCTTGCGATGATACTTGCGACGACCTCCGTGAAGTATCGCGTTTCGTCATTTTTTTCGTAGCTCCGTGTGGAATACCTCCCTTCCGCGTATATATAATCGCCTTTTTGCAGCTCATTCCCTGCGGCCTCCGCGAGCTTGCCCCATGCGACTACGTTTACCCATTCGGTCTGCTGCCTTTCTTCTCCCTGCGAATCGGTATATTTGCGGTTTACCGCCACGGATAGCCTTGCCACCGTCTTTCCGCCGGTCGTTACTTTGATTTCCGGATCCTTTCCGAGATTTCCCATAACCTGCACTCTGTTCATTTTTGTTTGCCTCCCGATAATTGTAATTTCTCACTGATTTTCTGTGTAATTTCGTTAACTCTTCCATCGGCCAGTAGGACCTCTATCCGGTTTCGGTTTCCGGCGGAGCTTGATTTGCCTTCATACATTTTCAGAAATTGGCCGCGGATCACATCTTCCTCTGTTCCGGCGGTCATGGAAAATAGCGTATCGAGCCCGATGGCTCTTGCCACTTCCTCTGCCACCGCGTCTTTCCACTGGTAGTTTTTCGCCTCGTATGGTCCGATTTTCGTGATGACGTATCTAACCTCGCCCCATGCGTCCGCCCCGGTCAGTTCTGTTTTGCCTTGCGATTGATTGATTATTTTCTCGCACAGTCCGCATATTTTGCCCACCGGCGGTGCGTAGCTTGACTCGCTTGTCCGGATAAGTTCTCCGATGGCCTTGGATACTACTACGCCGGGATATTGCCCTAAAAGCTTGCAGTAAACCGCCATCTGCTTATCCGTGAAAGTCGGATATACCGTCTGCATGATCGCCAGTGATTTTTCCGTCAATTTGTCCATCAAAATGGCATCTCCTCCATTTCTCTGTCCAGTACTTGCATCGACCGCTCTAATGATTCCCGGACCGTTTCATTTTGCCTGTCCCGTTTGCCGTCTCGCAGGGGATAAAAGCCCTTCCAGGAATGTTCTATTCCTTGATTTACGATTTCCAGTGCCTTGAGCTCGCTACCGCCTGATAATTTATGCAGGCTTTTGAGCGCCATCTTAGCTGCCCGGATTCCGAACACTTCTTTTCTCTTTTTTGCCATTTCACTTCTCATGGCTATCCACTCCCGGAGTGCTTCCGCCAACTCCTCATTGCTTCCTGCAAACGAGGCTATAAGCGCACTCCATTCCGGAGATGGATTCTTTTTGCTCTCCCCCTCTTTCCCCTCGGGGGGATTAAGGGGGGATGTATTTTTGTTACTTGGTTCCCTTGTTACTTGGTTACTTGGTTGTATTGTTCTTTTATGGGCGTGTCGGTCGCTTGTCAGTCGCTTGTCAGTCGCTTGTCGGTCGCTTGTCAGTTCAATGTCAGTTGCCTTGTCACTCTCATAATTTATGTCTTGATATTTCCGCCAATTTACTATGGTTATGAGGCTTCCACGCCTTGTCACTTCCCTTGTCAGAAATCCGAGTTTTTCAAAGCGGTCAATTCCTGTTCTCACGTTTCTGACCGATACCCCCATGCCGGTCAATTTTGCAATTTCGGAGTAAGAGGTAATAAATTGACCCGGCTTTAGAGTAATAATCTTTCCATAAATATCGTATTTTTGCTCTTTCCAATTGGCCATGAGTAACAAGGTTATCATGATTAGCGCTTGTTCCGGTGTACTGTTAAACCATATTGGATTATCTAACAGACTTCTCCACAAGCATATAAATCCGCCTTTATTATCCATATCATCCGCCCTGCCCCAATGCTCGTTTGAACGGTTCTCTTGCAAGAATTAAGGAGGATATCCGGCTTGTTTGTGCGTTGTAGTATTCTCTGATTTCCATTTCATCGGCGGGGATGTAATACCCACCGCCTGTTTCCATATGAGAACAAATCAGGATGCCGCTTCTTCTTTCTTTTTCTATTTCACTTCTCATGCTGCGGTCGGAAAGGCCGGTGAGCGCGGCGAGCGTTTTACGGCTCACCGCATTCTCTTTGCCGACTGCGTGCATGGATTCTAATATTTCATGCACCATTCCTGTCACCTCATGCTTTCTTTACTTCCCCGGTTTCTGGATCTGTGTATAAATCTCCGGGCATGGGAATCTCTTCATAGTCCGCATTCTCTGTCGGTGCGGTCGTTTCCGCATCAATAGTCACCGTTTCGTCAGGTAAATCCGCCATATTTTCCGATATCCCAGATTTAATGGTTTCGTCCGCAGTTACCGCCCGGACAAAATCCGATTTCAGCGGCGCGAATTTGAGTAGTCTCTTAACCAGTGTTTTCTTGGCCATTGCATCAAAGTCGCTCTGCCACGGTCCCGTGCCATAGGTTTTGGATTTTTTCTTGGCAAACGCCTCCACGTCCTCTTTACTCATAACCTCGAACCCTACGCCGCCATTCGTCAGTTTGAAAACCGCATAATACAGAATGACGTTTCCTCTGTCTTTCAGTGCCGGTATGTGTCTGAGTTTCGGCTCGAGTCCAAGTTCGTATTCGAATGTATCGTTTTCATATACCTCGTGCGCCTGAATGTTCTGTACCTCGCCGGACCTATATGCGAGGTCTATCATGCCCCGATAGCCGAGCTGAAATTGTACTTCCATGACCCCTTTGTTCCGGTATGGTATCAGGTATGCTTGACCGAGAGGTGTGTTCGGTTCTACGCCGAGCTGTGCCGCCTGCATCATTGACCCGAGGAAGGACTCGGCTGTACATTCCTGCAGTTTTTCGTTCCGGCTGTAGGCCGTCAGAGCTATTCGTGTGAACCGTTCCGGTGTTATGACCGATGGGAGTGCTTTCTCTATCTGTGTATGCATTCTTTTTAAAAGGTCCCCCATTGCTTTTACCGGTGAGACTTCTTTATTCTTTTCTGCTATTGCATTTTTTAATCCGCCTTTGACATTCATTTTTCTGCCTCCATGATTTTTAAACTCATATAGTGCATCCACCGCAGGTTTGGTTTCCCGGCGGATGTATGTCCGTATTTAACGAGGACCGACTCATTGATTATGTCGGCTACTTCGCCGATAACCGGCGGTGCTTTCAATCCCATTTGACATTTGACCTTCGTCCCGATTCTTAGGGACCTCAATTCTTCTTTATCCATTACCACACCTTAAGAATTCTTGAGGGCTGTCCTACTGTTATCAAGCCTGCCGCTTTGAGTGCCTCATACGATCCTTTATCTTCTTTCTTTACCTTTGCTAAAGAAATACTTTCCCGGCCTTTTTTGGTTTTCCATGTAACTTTTCTGTCGCCGATACGGCCTACTTCAAAGTCCCCCATCATTTCCATAAGCTTGTTCTTTTTGAATTGGATGCTTATTTTCAAGGCTTTTTCCGCCTCGTTGTCCATATCCAATGCCTTTATGATTTTTTCTGCCTCTTTCGGAAGCATCGTCTCACTTCCCGGATTCCCTTTGTATTTCATTTTTAGAGCATTGGCGCAAGACACAGTGGCGTCTATTTCCGGAGGACGATTTGTCTCAACCATTTCCCAAAACTTAGTCTCTTCATCGATAAGCGCCCGGATATCTTCCTCGTTTCTTTCAATCTTTTTCCATCTTGCATCATTACCGCCTAAAAGAACGGCTATATACCAGTAATCGGCGCCCGTCACGGCCATATAGTGGAGACACTGACAATAATAACTGTCCGGAATCTCGTCATCTTTCCATTTTTTATACTGGGAAACACCGGCCGTCTTGATTTCCAGTCCTGCATCTTCTCCGGTGACCATTCTGTCTACGTTGGCAATCATGAACGGCTTCTTTCTGTTTTGAATCGTCCCGAGCCGACGGATTTTCTTTCCGGTTTCCTCCTGAAACCAATCGGCAATATTCGCCTCGTTTTTATGTCCCCAGTAAATATATGGATTGCCGGTCAAATCTTCCGGTTCTGCAATCCCCCGTTTTTCAAGCCATAACTGATAGGCCGACTTATAAGGATTGAGTCCCATAATCACGGAAGCATCAGAACCGCCGATTCCCTGATTTCTCACGGTTAACCACTTTTCGCGGTCCTCCGCCTCTTTAACCGATAGAATTAAATCGCAATTTGTATACATTAGTTTTTCCTCCTTAGAATGTGTTATACTGGAGGCGGAAGATGTTCTACTTTTTCCGCCCGGACGATAGATAATTGCCGTTATCTGTCGTCCTTTTCATTGTTGTCTTGCCGCCTTAACTCGCACAATGATCACCCTCCCCGGTTGTAATTGCCCCGGATCCTTTATGTGATTGTCCTGCATAGCCTGCCAGACCAGTTTTCGCAAATCTTCTTTATCCGTGGCTATTTCACTGCAGATGTTCCACAGCGTGTCACCGCTTTTGATTTCTTTGCGGTACTCGATTAATTCGTTACGCCCTGCAAAGAGATAATCATGCACGAGGCTTCCGTTAACCGCCACCCCTGCACATAAGGTGGATACCGCTAACACGGCGGTCATCATTAATGCTTTATTCATGGCCTGCCACCTCCGGATCGTCCGGGTGATGTATCTTGAGCCATTCATGGTATTCTTTTTCATGTTCGGCGAGAAACTCAATCATAAACCGGATTAAAAATTCCACAATTAACACCTCTTTTACCTAACGTCATTCAAGTTGTTACCGAGTAAATTCCATATCAAACCGTTTCTTTATCGATTCACAGGAAAGGTCATCAGGTGCCAGCTTGTTGGCCTTTTCTTCATATTGACGGTCAATAATATCCCGAATACGACGCCATTCCCAGGCTTTCAATCCTTTGACCAGTTGCTGTGTAAGCGCTAATTTCTCTTCCATGTTTTCACTTCTCCTTTCTTGTTTCGCCTTGATATAATTGGCACAGGAGGAAATCCCATGCTGACTAATAGAGAAAAAGATAAAATCATGCTTCACTTCCTCAATAAAGAGAAAATAACTATTGGTGAATTACACCATTGCGGAATAACCAATACTCAGATTTATAACGCTTGCCTGACAGAACAGCTTTTGAAGGTCCGTTCAGGGATAAATCCGTTTGCCAAAGAAGGCTATCAAGTGTTTTCCTACTTATCCGGTAAAGACGCCTGCAAGTACTTGCAAGAAAAGAAATTTCCCGAAGATATTATCTTGAAACCGGACTCCAATGGTGATAACGTACTCTTTCGGCTTGAAAAAGAATGTTTTAAACGGAAATCTCTTTATGCGTCTATTGGATTCGCGGCAGCGTCCTTTTTCGCTACTATCATCTCTTGGTTCATTGGATAGCAATGCGTATCGCTTGCTTCGCAAAAAAGAACACAATATCCCATAGGATGATGAGTATCGACATAGCAATTAATTTCGCTGCTGTTTGTGTCGATAACCAGCAAACCAGCTTATTAAAGTACTTCATTGCTCGCTCCTTTCTGATAGGAAAGTTATCAGACTGATACAAATAACCGCGATTGATATCCAAATGTACACCTGCGCATCATCCAGTCTCTCATCATCATTGCGATATCCTTTTCGCGTTAATGCATTTTTGATTTTTTGAACCTTACTTTTGCATGGTTCTTTTTTTATTTCTTCCACCTGCCTCACCCCTCCTTTCTTGTTTCGCATTTCACCCTCCCCTATAATTAGTTTGGAAGGGAGGTGTTAAATATGAGTACTGATTTTTCAGGATTTGACAAACTGTCTCAAAAGCTGAAAGAAATACAGCGTAATGCGGAAAACTTGTCAAACAATGGTCAAGTTAGCTTCAAAGATCTTTTTACTGAATCATTTATGCTAAAGCACACCGGCATGCAATCTATGAGTAAATTTCTGGAAGCGGGTGGCTTCCACGTGAGATCTACGAAAGATTTTGAAGAGATTCCTGATGATGTCTTTGATGAACACGTTCAAAAATTCAGCGATTTTAATTCCTGGAAAGCTATGCTTGACAAAGCAGTTGAAGAATATACCATTAAGAAATTAGGATTTTGACTTTAAGGGCGGTTCATTAGCAGATGAACTGCCCTTTTCAATCTTTTCACTTTTTTCAACTCCCGCTTGAGCTTTTTTATTTTCTTAATAGCTAAGTCGACATCTGAAGTATCAATAGGTATTTTGACCGGTTCCAAAACCATTTCTTTCACCTCTCTTTCTTTGTTTTGATTTCTAAACTTCTGGTGTAAAAAAATATACTGGTATATCTTCTTTTGATATACTCAAGACTTTTACACTTTCTGCTATTTCAGCCTGTGTGAAATCACGTTGCGAATTAAGTTTTGCCGCAAGAGACGACCGGCTCGTGCCAATAGCTCTCGCATAATCTTCACGTGTTAATCCCATTTCCGCAAGCCTCCCAAACAACTTATTATATTTGAATTTATTCTTCATTTTTAACACCTCCTCTCTTTTTAAGTGTAGTATTTCTACACTTTCAATTTTGATTATACTTTTCGCTCATTATTGTGTCAAGTAGTTTTCTAAACTTTATTTTCAATTTTTGCATTATCTTGTTGTGTTTTCAGAACAATGTGTGTATAATTTGGTTAGCGGGAGGTATTAGTATGGAAGAATTCAAAAATCGATTAAAAGAGGCACTTGAAAAAAGAGAAATGCGCCCAGTTGATCTTTCTGAAAGAACCGGTATTTCTCGGAGTGTAATTTCTTCTTATTTGGCAGGCCGATGGAAAGCAAAACAAGACAACTTATATTTAATATCTAAGGCCATGAATATTGACCCCGCATGGCTTATGGGCTATGACATTTCTATGGATGGAACGCCAACTAAAAAACATAAAGAATCACCAGCTCCGAAGGGAACACATAAGCCGCAATTTAAAAAAGTCCCAATGATGGGATATGCAGCAGCAGGACAGCCTTTAGAAGATATCAATCAAGATATTAATTTTTTTGATGTAGAAAATAAATATGATGTGGATTTCTGTATCACTGTCCGAGGCGACAGCATGATAAATGCCAATATCAACGATGGTGATATCATTTTTATAAAATCCATGTCAGAGGTCCCGAACGGGAAAATCGCCTGCGTTGAAATCGATAATGAAAAGGTTTGCTTAAAACGATTCTATAAAAATGAAAACGGCGTTATGCTCGTATCTGAAAACCCTACTTATCCGCCAATGAACCTTAACGAGTCTAATACATATGACGTCAAGATTTTAGGCCTTGCTGTTTTAAAACAATCAGAAATCCATTAACCACTCCCTTACTAGCTGAGGCACTTTCAATATGAAATTTATACCTATTATTTTTATATGTATAGTTATTTATTTTCTTTACAAATATTTCAAAAATAAGCGAAATATAGAGATTTCGCATTCGCGAATAATCAGAAACAGTCCCACTATCGATGAAGATGTATCATATCAAGTAAATTCTAGAAAATGCACAATGGTTTTTAAATCTAGCGTATGGGATTGGGATGAAAATATGCAGTGCCCTGTACATGATCCTACACTTGATTCGGCTGTTGCTAAAAACTTAACAAAAACAGAACGATTGTTTTTTGACACATTAAAAGAGTTGTCAACGATTTCCAATCTTCAAGGAGCATATGAAATATCTAGAAATAGTGGAGGTATATTTTCGGTAAATTATTCTGATGAAACCTCACAATTATATGTAGGAAAAGTTTTCTTTACGGACCCATACTCGGAATATGCAGTTGTTAAAAGCGGAGCGACCCGAGCTTCCCGAGTATTTAAATCTCGTCAAGAAGCTATTTTATACATAGATGACCATAACAAGGGGAACTATATAATAGAAGAAAGGAAACATCCTGCTTGTAGATACATGCAAGTTTTGAAGATAAAAGCACACGCAAAATCTTTAGATGACATAATTTGTGTTGAAATTGTAGATAAGCCTTTATCAGTTTATCTTTCCGCACTTAATGGGTGGATTAAATATATAAAAAACTCAAAGATTTGATGCTTGTTACTACTCTTGATACAAGGCATTATTCGTTATATTTTCTTTACACCTATTTCAGACAATATGGGAAAACATAAATCAAATAAACTGAGATATAAATGTATGGATTGTGGTTATGCATGGCATGATTGATTTCACAAAGTCGTTGAGATTCGAGGAAAGTTATAAAAGGAAAAATATTATATTTTTATAAACTTTATTTGCTTTTTTCTTCACTAATACTACTATTTCATATACAAAATCATATGATTTTTACTAAAATTTTAATTGACATCTTTACTACCATGTAATATGATAATTACACATCAAGAAATGATGTGTAATGATATCTATCCCTTGGTAGTAAGCCTCTCCAATTTGTCCGGAGACCGCCGAGCCCAAGGGATTTTTTCATGCGAAAGGGAATATAAAATGGAAAATACAGCTATTTTAGTAGATGGCGCATTTTTTATCAAAAGAGCCCGGAGTATTTTTGGTGTTAAATCGCCAAAAGAACTAGCTGATTTACTTTATCAACATTGTCATAAGCATCTTTCTTCTTCAAAAGGAAAAACAAAAAATCATTTGTATAGGATTTTCTTTTATGACTGTCCGCCCCTATCAAAAAAGGTTTTTCATCCTTTTTTGCAAAAACAAATAGATCTTTCAAAATCTTCAAACAGTAAATGGCGCTTGGAGCTACACGAAGAATTGAAACGTGTAAGAAAAACAGCATTACGTCTTGGCCATGTTGATGATATAAATGTAACATGGGCTATACGCTATGATAAAATCAAGGCTTTATGTTCTCATAAAATAAATTGGAATCAACTGACAGAAGAAGATTTTTCGATGAATGTAAAGCAAAAAGGTGTAGATATGCGCATTGGCATAGACATCACATCTTTAGCGCTAAAAAAACAGGTAACACAAATTATATTGATTTCAGGGGATAGTGATTTTGTACCAGCTGCAAAGTTTGCAAGGCGCGAAGGAATTGATTTCATATTAGATCCTATGTGGGCACCAATAAAACCCGATTTGTATGAACATATAGATGGACTCCGATCCACCTTCCCCAATCCTAATAAAAATACGCCCGTACCATAAAAATAGTTTTTTGACACATATTCCAGGAGCTTGTTAACATCATTTAGTTAAGATTCAGGAAACCCGATTTTGTAGACTTAGTTGTTGCTAAGTCCCAAAAACTGTATTTTTTTAGACTTAAATGTAGTTTAGTCTTGAAAATTTGTAGTTTTGAGACTAAACAACAATTCTTGATTTCTATCCTTAAAATAAAAAATCCCGTCATTCTGCGGCAACAGAACAACGGGAAAACGTAATACCCACGCAAGGGCTGATTACTATTATATTATAGCATAAACAGCCCTTATTGTAGAAAGGAGCTGTTTTATTTTGAGCAAAAAAGCTGTTATTTATGCCCGATACTCTTCCGACCGTCAACGCGATGAATCTATAGAGGGGCAGGTCCGGGTTTGTGAAGATTATGCAAAAAGAAATGATTTAACAATTATACACATCTATTCCGACAGGGCAATGACCGGTAGAACTGACCAAAGACCTGAATTTCAAAAAATGATTCGTGATGCCGCTCTTCAAACTTTTGATGTTGTTTTGGTGTATAAACTTAATCGTTTTGCCCGCAACAGATACGACAGTGCTAAATATAAACATAAATTGAAAAAACAGGGAGTTCGAGTTATATCGGCAATGGAGAATATCGCCGATGACCCGTCAGGCATCCTGCTAGAATCCGTTATTGAGGGACTGGCGGAATATTATTCTGCCGAATTGGCCGAAAATGTAACGCGAGGAATGACCGAAAACGCCCTTGAGGGAAAGTGGCCCGGCGGTACAGTTCCACTTGGTTTTAAGCTTGACGGAAACCGCCATTTAATTATTGATGAACCGAATGCCTCCACTGTACGGGATATTTACCAAAGAATTCTTGATGGCCAAACGATGGCTTCTGTTATTAAAGGTTTAAATGAACAAAACAAATTAACAGCTAAAGGAAAGCCTTTTTCTAAAAACAGTCTCCGGACTATACTAAAAAATGAAAGATACCGCGGAACTTTTTTATGGAACGGTATAAGAAAAGAAAATGCAATTCCCAGCATTGTTGATTCTTCAGTATTTGAGGCGGTGCAAAAAATTATGAATTTCAGAAAAAAATCGAGATCCTGTCCCCGGCAAGAAAATTATTTGCTTAGCGGAAAACTTTACTGCGGCAGTTGCGGAGAAAAAATGGTCGGAATCTCCGGAACGTCAAAAAGAAACACACTTTACTACTATTATGCCTGTGACGGAAAACTTAAAAAGAACGGCTGCCTTAGAAAAAATATCCGGGCAGATGTATTAGAAAAAATTGTTGTGGATCAAACGACAAAAATACTATCTAATGATGAAGCATTGAAAGCCATTGCCGCTCAGGCGGTAGATATACAGGAACTCCGGAAAGAATCACTTAACGTACAATCGTTAAAAAATCAAATTAAAGACATCGAAAAAAAGCTAAAAAACTGTATTGACGCCGTAGAAAACGGCCTTGCTTCCGAAAGTATAGGAAATCGTATTGAAGAATACGAACACACCCTAAAAAGGCTAAAATTTACACTTTCACAGGAGCTGTTAAACGGTGGAGTACAAAAATTAACAAAAAACCGTATAGAATATTTCTTTATGGCCGTTCGTGAAAAAGTAAAAACAGCGGACAGGTACAAAAGCATTTTGCTTTCTTCCCTAATCCGCTGCGTGATTCTCTATGATGATTATATAGAGATTCAATATAATTACAGATCCGAACTCCCGCTTTTGGAAAATCCAGTACGGGTAAAGTGTTCGAATACGCACTCTCTGGTGGATCATCAGGGGTTCGAACCCCGGACACCCTGATTAAGAGTCAGGTGCTCTGCCAACTGAGCTAATGATCCATTCAACGAAAAACATTATATCATCGAGATTATGTATTGTCAAACACTTTTTAGTCGGGCAATCTAAAAATAAATCTGTATTTTCTCCCCCTTAATAATGAATACCGTATTTGGATTTTAATCCATTGATGTCATCCCGCATTTCCTCATTACATCTGTCTATCGCAGCTTTTAAATTGGGCGTTTTTCTTTCTGTCAAAAGTTTCTTTTTTGCACTGGCCAATTTATAAATCCGAGCTAATTCTTTTTTATAATTACCCATCAACGCTTCCAAATCTTGTTCGGTAAAATCGTCTGTTTCCAAACTCTCCGGTTGATTCTTTTTTACTTCTTTCAT